AAGATTACGGCCAATATTGGAATTATTCTTCATTGTAGAAGAAAATGTACGGACTGCATTCCAAGTTTCTGCTAATGGTCCGTTCGACAATTCGAGTATTGGTTGTAATTTTTCATAATCATCAGGTGATTTTGGCATCCAAAAGTTTTTCTTAACTTCTTTAATGATTTTTTCTTGTTCAAGATTAACCATTTGTAGCTCTTCGCCGTACAAAGTGGAAACACTCTCAACAGGATAACGTTCTTTGACTTCACACCATTTCTGATACAATGTGTATTCTTTAACGTCCATCTTTGACGCATAAGACAAATCTTCAATCAGAATTTTCTTTAATTCATCCGTGTAAATATGTTCATGTGTTGGATTACTTTCTTGCCAATCAGACCATTGCTTTTCTACAGAATCAATTTTTGTTTTTGACATTATTTTGTTTCATCATATTAATATAGTTAGCTTGTGCCTTGGCCATATTTCTGATGGTTTTATTACGTTTATCCATGCCTGATTTCAATGCCAAGGGTTTTGCAAGATCAGTATACACTATTCCGTTCATGTGGTCAAGCTCATGTAGAAAACATCTTGCGGATATGCCAACATATTTTGCGGTATGATATTCTCCACGGAAATCTTGATATCCTACGGTAATTTCTTTTGGTCTGGTAATACGCAATCCTAAAAGTGGAAAAGACAAACAAGCCTCCATCAAATGTGCTTCGCCTTCTGTTTCCAACAATACAGGATTAAAGAATGCAACATAATCATCTCCTGTGCCCATCACAAACACACGATGGTTAAATCCACATTGGTTTGCTGATAAACCATAACCATTATTTTTCTTACATGTCTCAACCAATGTTGATGCAAATTCATTTGGGTCTACAGGAGGATTTCCAAAATCAAATTCAGGAATAACTTGACGCAATATTGGATCATCTTCAGCAACCAATTCAAAAGTTTTAACTTCTTGAACGGGTTTTACTGGTGTTTTTGCTATTTCACTTGTATCATAAACGAAAGTATCACTCATTTTATATTCCTTACTTTTCAATCAAACTAAAATTATTTTTCTTCACAAACCGGATGATTGATCTAAACTTATCAAACAGTTGGTCGCCTTTGTGGGAGATAACAAAAATATTTGTTTCATTACCCATTTCATACATCAATTTCAAAAACTCATCAGTACCAACTGCATCAAGACTAGAATCAAAAACTTCATCCAGTATCAACAAATTGGTGTTTGTAGAATTCTTCATCTTAGCAATCTGTCTCCACGTGAACAGTAATGCCAAATCAATACGCATCTTTTCACCTTCAGAGAAATTAGCATAACTAAATTCATCACGATGACGAGATTTAATTGTTTCTTCAAAGTTTTCATTCAAGTTGAAGTTAACAAAAAAGTCCATTGCCTTCAAATACTTATTCACCAATTTATTGATGATTGGCAAATATTGTTTGATGATCTTGGTCTTAATACCATTGTCTTTCAACAAAGATGCAGCATAATCATGGTAATGTTTGTCAATAGATAACTGTTCTTGTTTTGCCAACAAATCAGCCAACTCAGCCTTGAACTGTTTTAGTTTTTCATTTTCTTCCAGCAGATTTTCTTTGCGGTCACTCAACTCTTTAATTTCTTTGTTTAACTTTGTAATGTAGTTGTTGACAGATGTAATTGTAGAGTTGTGTTTAACGATCTCATTGTTGTGTTCTGTGATATGTTTGGATATAGCCAATATCTCTGTCAGTCTAGCTTGTAACTTTGTATACTCATCATCCAACTCTTTCAACGCATCTTTCTTTTGATTTGTTTTCAAAACATTTTCTTCAATTTGCTTTTTCTTGAAATCATCTGCAATGTGTTGTTTACAAGTTGGACAATTATCATTATTGTGGTAAAAAACAAGTTCTTTGCCAAGATTGGTAATTGATGATTCTACTTTTGCCTCCAATTGAAGTAATTTTTTACTTTTACTTTCAACAACAGATTTATCATCAATTTTCTTTTGCAAGGCATCAATGTGTTTTTGGATTAATCCAATATCTTTGTTTAGTTTTACAATATGTTCTTCATTTGTTTGAAGTTCTTGTTTTTTATTAATAATTTCATCTTCGTTATTTTTCTTATGTTCTTCAATATTCTGCTTTTGCATCTCAATCTTTTCGGATACGGATTGCATAGCATACTTGTTTTCAGTAGAAGATTCTTTGATGGCAGACATTCTCTCTTTAATCAATCCATTCATTGATGTAAAAATTTGAATATCTAAAAGTTCTTCAATAATAGTTCTACGATCAGCAGGAGTTAACTGCATGAATGGAACAAAAGAAGCCGAACCAAGAATAACAATTTGTGTAAAAGACTTATAGTTAAACTTGAGAATCGACTTCTCCAAATAATCTTGATAATCTTTTGCTTTGGCATCTTGATTAAGTAAGACACCATTACAAATAATTTCAAACTTATTAGGCTTAATTCCACGTACAATTTTGTATGATTTCTTACCAATAGTAAACTCCACCTCAACCAAAGTATCTGAGTTGTTGATTGAATTTACAAGGTTTGGTTTGTTAATTTTGCGAAATGGTTTACCAAATAGTGCAAAACACAATGCATCTAAGATTGTACTTTTACCTGCACCGTTGTTGCCAACGATTAAGGTATTTTGTGATCTATCAAGTCTAACTTCAGTGAAAGAATTGCCTGTACTTAACAGGTTCTTCCATCGAATTGTTTGAAATTTAATCATTTAAAATTATGCAGGTTGTTGCAGTTGCGCTTGTGCTTGTTGAATTACAAGATCAATTACTCTACGACTCATTTTATGTGGCATTTCATCCAATGCAGCCAAAATTGCATTAACTTCTGACACACTCAATGTCAAGTTAACAGATGGTTCTGGTTGTGTTTCTTTTGAAATAACGTCTTGTGCAGTTTCGTTCATGTTTTTTCCTTTAAGTTTGTTCTAAATTCAATGCTTCAACATATAGTTCACGCATCATCGTTTTCAGTTTATTGTTATCGATACCTTCATTATCAAGGGTATCGACATACTTATTGATGATAGTAATAGTATCCTCAGCTTCATCTATTCTATCATCATCCACACCTTCTGTCAAGTCAATTGTATCTTCAACAATGGTAATATCAATAGGATTGACATTATAAAGTTTGTTCATAAATTGATCAAACAGATATGGATTGGTTTTATTTACCACCACAACTTTAACATATGTGTTGGTATATGCACTTACATCTTTATTGTTAATTTCTTTGATTGTTTCAGACTTGTCATCATAAATGACACGATTAAACATTGTGTTTGGATTTTGTATGAAAGTTAGTTCTTTACTATCTAGCTCAAACAAATGAAATCCTCTTGGATCACCATAGTCTTGCCACGTTAATTGATACGGATTACCAAGATAGTAAATATCGTTTGCATCAGATTTGTGGTGATAATGTCCACTAAATGTAAATTCAAACTTACGGAATAAATCACGGCTTAATCCCTCTTCAGAAGTCATACCACGGTGCATTGTAAATCCAGCAATCTCAAAATGTCCCATGCAGATAGATGTTTCTGTTTCTTTCAATGTTTGCATAGAATCATCATAATTCTCTGGACATATCCACGGCATCATACAAATTTTGTGTGAACCAACATATATCTCAGCTGGACTATCAATAACATTGATATTGCCATATTCTTGCAACAACAAATCTGCTGAGTTCACATCATTCGTATTTTTGAAATATGTATCGTGATTTCCTGCCAACATATGCACTTCAATGCCCCGGGCAAATAATTGATCAAAGAACATTTCTTTTGCACGTTTCAATGAATAGAAATTAATGTATTTGCGGCGATCAAATGTATCGCCAAGAATCAATACAGTTTTTATGTCATTTTCATCTAGTGTTGGAAAGAAAGTTTCTTTGTAAAACTTCTCATAGTAGTCCAAGAAATGTTGAGAGTCATTTCTAGCACCGAAATGTTGGTCCGTTATTATCGCAATTTTCATATTCGTACATTACTCTATCTGTTAACCTAAGAACCCGTTTTCTATATTCAAAATTCAATAAACCAGACTTTTGTCCTTCTGCGTACGGCGGAGTTTTGCCCCTATCCGTATATTGCTCAGAAGTCAAATCTATAATCCTATTATCATTATCCATAACCCACCAATGCCAAATATCTTGGTCATCTTTAGCACGATACATGTGTAAATGCCTGTGACCAAATATTTTATAAAGAGCACCAGATGCATTATGGAAATGACCAAAAGTTGGATTGGTCATATTTAATTTCCACCATTTTTTTGGTAATAAATCTGGTGTTAGGTTTCTTTTTATTATGGATGAAACCTTAAGCAGGTTATCCTCATTATAGTCTAACAGACTCATAATGTCAAGTGTTTTCTTCGGTATTAATCTTTTCTACTTCATCCTCAAAGAAAGCCTCAATACCTTTTGGTTTCTTTGCAGCTTTCTTGTCGTACTTTTTCTTTAATTGACTTTCTTCGTAAGTCTCAATAAAATCGGCAATGTTTTCATACAACTCAAATTGTTTTGTTGAACCACTATCTAAATCAGTCATTTCAAAATCATCAAGTACACCATGATGTGCAGTTGATTTATATTTTATATACAGTTGTTTCTTTTCTTTTTGGATACGTCTAAGGAAAGCATAGTAAATAATCTGTGTGAAGTAAGCAAACGGATTTGATGACTTATCTGGATTAAAGTTCTCAAAGTACATTAAACAATTTTCAATACCATCAGATATCATTTCTTCTCTGTAACTATATCCAATAAAGTTTGGTTTGTGTGATAGTCCTTCGGCAATTTTCATCCAGCAATCACCAATATAATTTGGTATTGGTTCATCTGGATTAGTTTTCTTACGCTCATTGTAAGCAATAAGTTCATTGAGGAAATCTTTGTTGTTAATGTAGTGTTTGGTGCTCATTCATTTATACCATAATAATTGTTGACAAAAGGGCTTGACAGATGATAGTATCCCGGTGTTGATGTTTAAAGTTAATGTATTACCTTTTCTTCTGGATCTAATTCTAGGAAAGCTTGGATCATTAATTGCTTCATATTTATTTCCTCATCATCAATGAAGAATTTCTCCATCGCTTCTTTATATTTTATAATAAATCCTTGATTTGGATTTACCATATAAAGAATGTCGTCTTTTGATAGTTCAACTTCATTGTTTTCTAATAGTGATTCAGGCAGAAAAAATGTCATTATAACTCTTGCTTGTCCGTTACGAGATTGAAACTCAAAGATCATAGGTTCAGAAATTTTCAATGTATCACCATTGTCTTGAACTATTCCAATCAAATCTTCACCCGATTGTAATCTTATAATTCTAACTTCATCAGCAATCATTTTTTCAATCCAATCTTATAAGTTTTAAAAGAGAACTTCTCTTCATTATATATCTTTGCTCTTTCAACAAAATGTCTAAGAGTAAAGTTCATATGTTTTTTCCATCTTAAATCATCGGCAATATCATAAAGTGTTGCTTTTTCTTTTCCTTCAGACTGCCGAAGTCCTCTTCCAATCGATTGCAGATTGCGAACTCTTGACTTTGACGGAGATGCGAAGATAATATTATGCAAATTCCTAATATTAATTCCAGTAGAAAAGGTACCAAAACTAGCCACAACAATAGCATCATTTTCTGTCTCCATA